CTCCAGCGCATAATGATCGTCGGCGAGGCCCCTGGCGAATGGGACGTTGCCTTCAGGGTAGTTTGAGTTGTCGTAGGTTAGCGTATCCCCTAGCGCCCACAGGTCATCGATCGCCTTGAGCCTCCGTTCCCCTGCAACGAGAATACGCTTCCCTGCAAAGTTAATCTCCGGGAATCGCTGCTGGTCAGCATCGTTCGGAACGCGCAGGACTGGTGCATGGAGCAGACCGCATTCTACAATCGAGGTGCGAAGCTCTTCCATGGCCTGAGCTTCGAACTCCTGACGTTGGCGATTGGGGAGGGTGATAATGTTACTGCGCTTGATGTAAGCCATGAAGATATCTCCGGTGAGTTTGGACTGCTAGAAGGAAAACGAGAGAGGGAAACGGCGCCAAAATGCCCGACGCGGGGGTGTGCTGCGCGTTTGACGGGTTTGTCTGTGGCATTGACCTCATTATATCGGTGAGGCCCAGACAATGGCGACTAGAGCGTCGTCTTGGAGATGGTAGAACTTGCATGGGCAATTGCCTTTCACGCTGGTTATTTTCGCAAATGGTCTTGTGGAAGGCAACTTGCGAAAAACCCCTCCGAAGAGGGGCTGGTGCGGCGTTGGTGAGACTTACATCCGTGCGACTTGCTTGACCTCGGAGAAAATCTGCTCACCGTTGATGCGGTGTTCAACCTTGACCTTGGCAACGCGGCCGGTCAGCATTGTGAAGGAGAACGGCTGGCCCGGCGTGTTGAGGTTGAGGGCTTCGCGGAGACGACCAAGGCCAACATTGCGGCCCTTGCCGAGATCGAGCTGACCAGCATCTGTGAGGTCGAGCATGACGCCTTGCTTGACGGTGACCTTCGGACGACCAAGGAGGTCTTTGACGGCTTGGTCGTCAATTTCCCACTGGATGTCAAGTGCGAGGCCACCTTGCGAGGGGTCGTCCTTCTTCGTCCAGGAACGGCATTTGACTTCCGACACGACGGCAATGTACTCGCCGACAGGGACCGGCACTGCTTCAGTGGAGTTGGCTTCGGTGACTGTGGTTTCGAGGAATTGATCAGGATTGAACATGGACATGATAGGCTTTCAGAGAAATGTTGAAAAGGTTTGCGACTGAAACACTCCGCGCTTACAACCAGTCGCCAATCGTTATACGCGGTGAAACTCATTACGACATGCTGGTCTGCAGGTGTCAATAGACTGTCGGGCAGATGTGTTAGATGGCACCTCCACGAGACTTCCACTTCGCCACAATCCCTGCGAATGAAGGTGGGTTGTCGGAGCGGATTGGGAGGTTGCGTGTCTTGAGGTCGGCTTGCACATTCGCCGTGTCCCAGGTCCATTTGTCGGCTTGCCTGACTGTGAGGATCACATCGGAGAACATGGCAGGGATCTTCGGTGCGAGGGCGCGGCCAAGGGTCGAGGCCATAAGCTTCACACCGCCAAGGACCATGTCAGTTTCGCGTTCGACGTGAGCCAGGAGAACGAAGTGGCACTCACAGGAGTCGCACAGCATACGGAGAACCTTTTCGACCTGGTCTTGTGCAATGCCCCAGTCGCTTTGGGACTTCACAGGCTTGCCGCCGACGACGAGGGAAAGTGCGGCGCGACCAAGGCCTGACATCCCGTCCATGATCAGTGCGCGGGAAGGTGTCCAGGAGGCTACCGAGCCGAATTTCTTCCCCGTGCGGTCGTCAGGAAAATCGTTGAGGGCTGTGAGGAGGCTGATGAACTGATTATGCTTGGACTTGTTCGGATCAACCATCTTGGCCAGGCTGTCAAGGCTGAGCTGGTTGATCTTCGTGGCGGAGTCGATCAGGTCGATGAAGGTTGCGGTCGGGGCCTTGAGGCTGTGCCAGTGGAGGTTGTCGGGAATGGGTAAACCTCGGTCAGTATAGTAGCCGAGGAGGGCTTCAAGACCCGGCTCGAGGCCGAGGTAGAAGACCTCTACACCTGCGTCGACGAGAGTGCCGATGCTGTGGGTCTTGCCAGAGCCGGCTGGCCCCATAAGCATGATGTTGGTGCCAGCGAGGGCACTGACTGGGGGGATGGTTGTGACTGGTGCGTTCATTATTGAGCTTTCAGGTTGGTGCCGAAGATTGTTGCAGGGAACACAGGCGCAGGTCCTTTGTAGTACCGTGCGACGACGCGGCTTGGCGGTAGGAGTACACCACTTTGTGTCAAAGCGTGTGCTATATGGCGAAGTTAGTACATCTCAAATCCTTTCAAAATGGTCAAGGTGGCGTTCGAGTTCCCAACTGAGAACTGAAGCAGGAAGGCACAGATTAAACTCAAGGTCCCAGCTCCGCCAGATACTTCCTGCAACCACGAATGTCTCGACATGAGCCTCTGCACACTTGCGACATGTGTGGCGGAAGGACTGCCACTTGGTTGTCGCGCCCTTGTCATTGAGGACTGGCAGTCTCGCCCAGACTTCACCACAATGCGGACAGAAGTAGAGGTCGGAGGTTGGCGGTGCCAGAGTCTCATGAACACGGACGAGGTTGCGTGGTGCTTCAGCAATGAGGCGGTGTTCGAGAAAGTAGAGCTGGCGGTATTTCATCATCAACTCAGTTGTGAGTGATGTGGCGCAGTGTCAGACGGCCAAGCATAGCAGCGCGATCACGCTTGGCACCGGGGTAGCCCCTCGGAAGGAAGTCGGGTTTGCTGCGAGTTTTTCTGGGAGGTGTGCCTCCACGGAAGATGGTGGGTGTGTTGAATACGGCACCGATGGAAGCGAATGTCATCATCATTGCGGTTAAGAATCTGTTTTTCATGGTAGTTTGTCCTTAAGTTTAGGGTAGTTCCGGTGGATTACTCCGGTGTAATGCGCGCGAGTTTGCTTCCAGACTGCCAGGACTTCAAAGCACACACAGCTTCAAAAAAGTCTTTTCCTGCATATAGTACAGTTTTACGTCCTTCAATTCTTGGCATAACCAACCACCTCTTTCTAGTTGACTGGAAAGAAACTCCAGCTAATGGGCTCGCTGACTGTACAAGCCCTCTCTCTACTGCTTGCAGAGCATTAATCCGCTGCGTCCCAAGCTCTAGATGGGTAGGGTTACAGCAGGTTTTGTTGTCGCAGCTATGCAACACATTCAAGCCCTTTGGAACTTCTCCGTACAGAAACTTGTACACAATACGATAAACCAACTCTGGAATTCCGTCAACAGTTAGATAAGCTCTTCTCTGTGACGGGTACTCGTGACAGCCATTTTCTGTAACAATAACTTTGGCTTGGATGTAATGATAGCGCTCTGCTAGACTGGGCATAAAACCTCCTGTTAAAGATTGATGCTACTGCCCAGCTTACCAGCAGTCAAGCGGCAGCCTTATGCCTGACCATCCTCCCAACTAGCTTCCCATTCAGCAATTGTTAGCTGCCGTCTTGCTAGTGGGTCCCAAACTCTTTGTTCGAAATACATCTTGAGCCATATCTCAGGATCTTGGCTTTTACAAACTTGTAGCATCGAACATCCACCGAACTCCGCACAGCCGTGGTCGAGGTTGAAGTCATACCAGCCATCCCGCCACATCTGCTTCAGCCGCTCAATGTCGCGACAGGTCTGTTCGAGCCAGCGCTCAATCTCCCAAGGAGCGCGGTAGGTGATGGCTTGCTGCGTGTCGTACTTCGTCTTGAGGATGCTCACGCCTCGGATGATTGCACCAGCAGTCTGAATGCCGGCTTGCTGCGCCGCCCAGTTGTACCCGGTGAACTGCGAGCGCATTTCCCACTGACGGGACCAACTCGCACCGAGGCTTGAAGTGGTCTTGTCGTCCTCGACATAGATACCACCAGCGAACTCTGCGATCATGTCCGTGCGGCCAGTGTAGAGGATGGGGTTGCCGGTTATCGGATGGCTGATTGGCAGAGGTTCAGCGAAGGAGAACTCAATCCCGCGCTTGCCGTTAGCCAAGAGGATTGGCGTCATACCATCCCCGCCTAATGGGTACTGCTCGAAGGAGAACTCCAGCGCACCGGCAGTACGTTCGAGGGACTTGGCGGATTCCTTCGGGCATTCGAAATCGCCGTAGGCTGCGATCAGAGCACCAAGGCCGTAACCTTCCGCTTCCTCGCGAATACCAAGCTCGACTTCACGCTCGTCCCACTTGACCTTCCGCTGCAACATGCCATCAACTGGCTCGTAGGAGACAGTCGGCACAGCTGCCACACCTTCGAAGAACGCGCGACGGGCGACTTCGAGGCCTTTGGCGAAGGCACCGCCAGCGACTAAGTGAACGGACTCGGTCTTCGGTTTCCAGTGCTGCATATACTGCCGATACATCTTTTGCGGGCAGGAGCGGAGAGCCGCGATCATCGTCGAGTCGAAGGTGTGCGGGAACATTGGCTTAGAAGTGGTCATCAGCACTCTCCAAGCTAGAGATAAGCGTAGGCGGGACCAGGTGCACGAGCAGCGTGGTCTGCGAAGTCGCCGGTGGGAACTCCTTGTACCCGATTGAGACTTGCTCGGCCATAGCCAACTGCCCGCCAATACGGACTGCGTCCTCAAGACTGAGCTTGAAGCAGTTATTACCAATTTGCAAGATACCTTGTGCCATCACAGTTCCCCTTTTCAAAGCCCACCGAGTTCGCTCAGCAGGTCATCACCACTAACCGGAACCTTCTTCGCGCGGGTTGTTGCTGCCGCGCTCCGAGACTTCGCACTCGTTTCCCCTGCCGCCCCACGACTCTCTCGAATCGCGATAATGGCTTGCCGGAGTTCGTCCTGCGTAAGCGTACCGTCACGGGACTTTTGACGCCAGACCTGGATCTGGGCCGATACATCAGTTGTCATGGTGTTCCTTTCTGTGCTGGTTGTAAGTTTGAGATTTCAAACTCATGGGAATATTCTATTCACGGCGTGCCAGCTCCGCAAGCGTTTTCCCGCGTCTCTTAACCTTCCCCGGAGAGGTCTTCAACCTAGACGGATAAGGTGCTTGATAGACGCAGAGGGCAGTACCTGTTTTCGCTGTGTGATATGAAGCAACAAGAGTTTCCGGCGAGGCGCACTCCGCGCTGACGATTTGTGGGTAGTAGGCTCCGCCAGCGAAGCCGAAGCATCCGCCAGCGAAGAGTAGTCCCAATAGGCTTGGGAGGTTAGGCAAGGTACAGCTCCTTCTTCGGACGGGAGCACGCCACGTACAGGCAACGATAAGCCTCCTGTCGATTCCGGTTCAGCAGGATATCCCGGTAATCGACATAAGCGGCTTCGTACGTCGATCCCTGGCTCCGGTGTGCTGTCGTGGCATAGGCATGGCGGACTTGGTGAAAGGCCTCCTTGAAGTCCCAGAACTTCCGCCACTGCCGCTTGTCGGCCTTCGCCATCGCCGCAAGTTCTTCAACCCGCCGGTTGTAGTCGAACAGGCTGTCTTGATGGAGGCTGCGGAACACAGCGATCTTGTTGTCGTCAGTCGTGACGGTGATGCGCCAGACCTTGTACGCGTCGTAGGTTGGGTGGTACTCGACTTCTGCGCGAGTGACAGTCCCCTCGTCATCAGTTGTCCCGACCATCTCGCCGGACAAGTCCTTTGCTGGTCCAAGGAGGGTGATGCGGTCTTCCACCCGCCAGAGGTTCTGCTCGCCTGGGAAGATCCTTTCGCGAATGAGCTTGTTCAGTCGATCAACGGTAACATTCCGCCACGCGATGGCCTTGGCGACGTTGGGGCGGCTGAACCGGCCGAGGGATGCGGCATCGAGCAAGCGGGCCTCGAACTCGCCCTCTGTCAGCTTCCAGACACCTTCACCATCTAGGTTGTTGGCAGCGATCTTGATCGTTGGCGCAGGGTGATCCACGACCAGACGAATGCGGGTGGCGGGTTCGAGGATCTGGTTATCGTGCCGCATGACCCGTGTGAGCCCAGCTATCGTCCCGAGCTCCCAGATT